AGGAGAAACTGGGGCGAGCTCTGCAACCCAATGATCCCCACCACCCAGGTCCCATCAGGCAACTCGATATCGNNCAGCCCATGCAACTCATCGTAGATGGCCTGGAGCTTGNTGAATGGCGGGCCGTCGGCACCCGTCCGCGGGCCCCGCACCCGCACCTGGAACGTCACCTCGTCGTAGCCCAGCTTGTTATCCGACGTGGGGCCGCCGTAGGGAGTGAGGACAACGATCTCATCGGGCGTGTCCGGGAACTTGCGCCAGAAGATGGTCTGGCCTAGCGTGCCCAGCCCCTGCTGCTCCAGGTAGCGGGCGATGCCCTCGATCCACATCCGATGTCACCCTTTCAGCGACTCCCGGATCTTGCGGGCGATGTACTGCTGGATGGCCTCTTCCCGCTCATTCAGCGAAAGCTCCAGCCACTTGGCCCGACGCCCAGGGTCGTGCTTGAAGTCCAACCTTTCATGCTGCACCACGGCGTAGGGGGTATCGTAGCTGACGGTTGCCGCCAGCGTCTCCGGGTCCACGTCGACCTGCCCACTGCGCATGAGCGTGCCTTCCTCAAGCGGCACCGTCCGGTTTGCGTACTCTAGCAGGTGTTCCGCAGCGTCACGCAGGCCCTCGACGGCCGCCTCACGCACCTTCTGAGATACGAAACGGCCCTCCCAGCGGAAGCGCGTGCTCATTTCAGCGCCACCTCCACATGTGACGCCTTTCCCAGCGCCCGCAGCGGCCGGGCCTCGATGACCGTGTAAGTGCGGCCTTCCCAGGTCACCTTGTCGCCCGGCTTGACCTGCACCTCGGGCGCGAAAAAGGCCGTGGCCTCGGCCACGACCTCTTCGCCCTGACGATCCGTCACTTTGCGTTGCCCGGGCTCGATGTGGCAACGAGCCTCGAACGGGTCGCCGTACTCCGGCCCGTCCCAGCCCATGCGCAGAAACGGCGTGATGGTCACGGTCTCCCGCAGGAGCCAGCCCGGCACCCGCATCATCGCATCTGCACCCCTCGGTACAGCAGCCCGGCCCGGAGCAGGTAACGGCGAGCCCGCGGGGCCACCTGCGGGACGCCCTGCTCACCGAAGTCCATGCTGAATCGCCCGATGGTGAAACGCTTGACGGTCCCNTGCTTGTCCCCGACCTCGTCCGTCTGCATCCAGGCTTCCACCTGGGCGCAGGTGGCCAGCTTGGCCGCCCGGGCGTGTTCGGCGTTCTCTGGACTGACACGACCTAGCGTCAGGTAATCGACCAACTCGGAGGCCCGCTCCAGCAGCCGCTCCACGTCCGCAGGCAGCTGGCTCGGGTCGATGCCCAGGTATTCAGCTAGGTCCTGCGGCGTGGCGTAGGGCATTGGTCAATCCTCCTTCTTGCGCCGGCGCTTGGGCGCAGGCTCCGGTTCCTCGCTGGTAGCACGGTCCACCACGGCAAGATTCTCTTGGCCCTCATAGTCGCCTGCGACTCTCACTGGCTCAGCCAGNGGCTTCCTCCGCCCGCACCACCGGACCGCTACATCATCCGGTACGTCCACCTCATCCCCGGGTCGCAGGGTTACCCGCCTGCCGCCGAGGATGTACGTCGTCTGCACGAGCATACGCACGAGCATGCCGTCACCCCCACACGCGGCAAGGAGGGGCCTTGTTGGCCCCTCCTTGTGCTCGCTACGTCGTTTACGTCGTTGCCGGCGTCAGTACGGCGAATGGATACCGGGTGTTGTCGTCCGGGTTGACGCGGTTGACGGGGTTCGGCAGCTCCCAGCCGATCCGCATTACGGCCCGTAGAGCCACCATGTCCTGCTGCGCCAAGTTGTAGATGATCTTGCCGTCGGCGTCCTGGATGACCGCCTGGTCGAGGATCTTGTACGAGATGTCCTGCCGCACGGCCCAGACCAGCTGCGAGAAGTCGCCGCTGATGAGCAGCGACTGCTCCGGGTCGATGGCGCCGTTCAGCGGGAACTCAACCGGCACGCCGTCAAGCTCGTACCGCGTCGTCTCCTGCATCGAGCGCAGGAAAATCGGCTGCCCCGTGGTGTCCCGAAGACCACGCAGCTTCGCCCGCATGGACAGGGCTGCCACGTGGCCGGTGACGAGGAAACCGTCCTCCTCGACGAGAGCCACGACGCCGTTCTCGCCGAGGATGTCATCGTAGAGGTCCTTGCCGGTCCCAAGCGCCACGACATGCCCCGCGTCCATAGCACCTTGCACGATGGGCTTCGGCCAGTTGCTCGGCGCGGAACCACCGAAGCCGTCGGTGCCGTACAGCACCGCCGCATCGAACGCGATACCGAAGGCTTCGACGATGCGCGGCCGAATCTCGCCCCAGACGTCGTAGTCAGCATCGTCCAGCACCGACTCGGGGATGGGCACGATGACGGCCAGTTCCTCGGCGTTGATGTACTTGTTCCGCCATGCCTGCTTGGTCGTCTGCTTCAGGCCCGTGTCACCGTTGACGAAGTGGGCCTGCGCAAGAGCGGCCAGAACCGGCATGCGCAGCTGGTTGCGGGTCATGTTGGGCAGCCGGCGGCCCAAGCGCATGATGGTGCTGGCCTGCGGCAGCGCCTGGATGATCTCCCGGGAGACTTCCTCCGGAATCAGCGCCTCAGCGTCAGAACGCGCAATAACCTGATTGAAAGCCATCGGTGTTCATCCTCCTCAAATGGTGTTACACCCTCCCGGCCTTGCGCCGGATGAGGGCGTTCATGATNCTGTTGGTGTCCCCGGNCTTTGGCAGCCCGCCCTGGAAGTCGGCGCCGCTCTTGGCCGGGGTGCTGGTGCCCTTGAGCTCGGGGATGTCCTTGATCACCTGCTCCAGGGCCGCCTTGAGCGCCTTCGTGTCCACCTGCCCGTTCTCGTCCACCTCGACATCGCTGAGGTTGGCAAGCCGGATGGCGTAGGCGACACGCTCGGGCTTGATGCCCAGCTCCAGCGCCACGACCTTGGCCTCGGCCTGGATGAGCCGCTGGTTGGCCACCGCCTCGGCCTCTTTGGCCCGGCGTTCGGCCTCCTCTTTCTCGGCCTTCAGGCGCTCGGCTTCGGTCATAGCCGCCTTGCGGCGCTCTTCCTCAAGCTGCTGCTCCCACTTCTTCCGCTCACGCTGGAGCCGTTGCTGAATGAGTCGATCCAGCTCCTCCTGCGTGAACGTCTTGACGTCGCCTTTAGGAGCGGCGCCGTCACCGGCATGTCCTTGGCCGCCGTCGCCAGTCGTGTCGATGCCGCTGTTGTCAGCGTCCTTGCCGCCGTCGTTGCTCCCGGCGTTGGAGTCGCCCTCCGCGAAGCGCTGGAGGTCGAAGCGAAGAAGCTCGTCCATGGTCACAGGTCACAACCTCCCATTTTAGGCCCGTCGGCCTTGTCCGGCGGTTTACGCCCCACCGTGGGCGCTAAAACGCCACCCAGAAGGGCGGCGGCGTTAGCTTCAATCGGTCTCGTAGTCACCGTCGCTGTACTGGCACGAACAGCTGCAAAGCAGCTCGGCGATGAACGTATGGGTAAGCAGCGTAGCCGTTTCTTGTCCGATGTTCTCGCTCAGAGCCAGATAGAACGCTGCCACTTGGGCACCGAGGAGCTGCCCGTTGCGGACGGCCTCCCGCAACTTCATCTGGTGTACAATCTCCGTTTCATGGTCCTCGAACTTCGCCATTACGTCACCCTCCCCGGGCCCCTTCCTCACGACGCCGTTGGCTTGCCTCGATGGCGCGGCCTTGTAGCTCCGCTTTAAGGCGGGCCTCGGCGCGACTACGAGGGTTGCCTGGCTCGTATGTGTAGCACTTGCCGCTCTGGCCCCAGCGGAAGCCAGGCTTGCCGTCTTCTTCGCAGCGCTCGATCGGCAAGAGCATCACCCCTTTGCAAGGCAAACTAAAACCCTGGCGAACTGTGTCGCCAGGGAGGTGTCAACCCAATCGTGAACGCAGGCGTCTTCCAGGCGCATGACACTTACCTCGCCTTGCCGATCTGCTCCCGGTAATACAGCCGTTTCCGGTCGTGCTCGGCCACGAATTGCCGGATTCGCGCCTGCCACTCCCGGACCTTCGCCCGAGCCTGGCGGCGGGCCTCGTCGTCCAGGGCCACAGCCTCACGAAGCTTCCATTTGCGAATCTGGCGCTCCATGTAGCGTTGTTGCATCCGCTCTTGGTAACCCTCGGCGTCCCGAGTCTGCCGCATCGGCTCCGTCAGTCCCGGGATATACGCCCCGAGACTGTGCCGGCAGTTGGGGTGGAAAAGCCCCGCCGCCCTCGCTTGGTCCACCGTCGGGTAGCCCGGCGTGCGGCCCGTAAGGCTGAGCACCCGTCCTTCCCATGGGGCGCATAGCGGGCACTCCTCCGGGGCGTCGCTCACGATGACCAGATCGTAGTCATTCTCGATGAGCCGGTCGATATGCCCCTGAATGGCCGCCTGCCCGGCCGCCGTCCGAGTCGCCATTTCCGCGTAGGACTCTATCGTCCATGTGCGCCCCGCCCGGTCCACGAATCCCGTAATGCCCAGGTCGGCGAAGCGGTTCAGCGCCAGCTGCGCCGCCTCACGCCGCGTCAGCGCCCCGGTCAGCACCTGCGGTGCCGCCGTCTCGGCAATCACCTGCCGGTAGACGTCTTCGGCCTGACGCAGTATCCGAAGGTGCGTGGCCCGCAGGTTGCCGATGGCCGTCTGCACTAGCGCCTGGATGGCTCGCTGGTTCGCCGCCGTGAATGCCGTGCGCAGCGTCTCGGCCCGGGCAACGCGGCGCAGGTCGACGATGGCCGCCTGGGAGCCTTTCTCGTAGGCGTCGGCGACGATGCGCTCGACCTCGCGCTCGGCCTGCTGGAGCCGACGAATTTCGGCCTCGACCTCGCGGCGCAGGGCCTGGAGCTCCATCAGCTTGCGCTCGTAGTAGCCTTCTTCATCGATGCCGCGTGCGACGCGGCGGGCCACCTTCTCCATCACGATGCGCTCGGCCTCGGCGTATATGCGGCGGATTTCCTCGGCGACCGCTTCGGCCATTGCAGGACTGATCGGCATATGGCATCAATACCTCTGCCCCACAACCGCCTCAACAATGCGGTAGTTGAACGGCGCCGGGTGATCGGCCCACAACATCCGGCGTACGCCTTCGCGTTTATCCTGCAGTTCGAGCCAGCGCAGAGCGCCGACGGGCAGTTCTTCCTCGGCCGCCCGTTTCGCATCCTCCACCGAGGCGTAGATACCGAGTAGTTCCTGTTCGCACCAGAGAAGGAAAACGGTCATGGGCTTCATCGCCTCCAATTCGGCCATGTCGGCGAAATGGGCTCGACTATCACTCCGCTTTCGGCGGTACGATGGCGACCTCGAAAGAACGATAGTCACCTGCAAAACACACGTCCTGCAAGAACGGCACGTAATCGATGCCCTTCTGCTTGGCGAACTCGTCAAAGCACCGTAGGCAGACGACCCGGTTCTGCCAGCGCCTGGGCACGATGCGCTGCCACAGCTCGTCTGGAATAAGGAAATTGAACCCATCCGCCTGCCCACAGACCTTGCACTTCTGACGGCGGTCGCGGCAATCACTGAAGTGCCGCCGCATCCAACGCCATGGGAGAATCAGATAGCGTTCAAACTCCAGTCGCAGGCCAGACCAATCCATC